GGGGCCGTCGATGAGCTCCTCGACCGGCGGCGACGCCGTGCCCGGCACGGTTGAGCTCCTCGGCTCGCAACGGGCCACCACGAGAGTCCTCCCCTCGGGGCGGGTCGACCGTGACGCCCTGGTCCTCGCCGACGCCCTCTCGTTCCCCCTCGACCCGTGGCAGGGCGAGGTCGTCACCGAGGCGGCCCGCACCCGGGGTTCCAAGTGGTCGGCGTTCGAGGTGTGCGCCATCGTGCCCCGGCAGAACGGCAAGAGCTACCTCGTCGTCATCCGGGCCCTCGCCGGCATCCTCCTCTGGGGCGAGCAGTTGGTCATCTACTCGGCCCACGAGTACCGCACCGCCCAGGAGACGTGGCGTCTCATGCGCGACGTGTGCGAGTCCGACGCGATGGCCCGCCACGTCCGTCGCATCAGGACGATGGCCGGCGGCGAGGTGATCGAGTTCCACAACGGGGCCCGGTTCAAAATGATGGCCCGCACCCGCACCTCGGGCCGTGGTTTCTCGCCCGACTGCATCCTCCTCGACGAGGCGTTCGCCCTCTCGGCCGACGTTATGGCCGCCCTCATTCCCTCGGTGGCGGCCCGGCCTAACCCTCAGGTGTGGTACCTCTCCTCGGCCGGCACGTACGAATCTGAGGTACTCCTCGGCCTGCGTCGCCGTGGCCACAGTGGACGGGCCGATCGGATGGCGTACTGGGAGTGGCACGCCGACGAGACGGTCGACCACCGCGACCCGCGCATCCACGCCGCGACCAACCCCGCCTATGGCCGTCGGTTGTTCGCTGACGGGGTCGAGCGGGAGTTGGTCTCGATGAGCCGACGCTCGTTCATGCGGGAGCGACTCGGCGTGTGGTCGGAGACGGCGGCCGAGACGGTGCTCGACGAGGAGGCGGTGAACCGGCTCACCGTGCCGGTGCCACCCCCGCCCACCGACGGCCGGCCGATCGGGTGGGGAGTGGACGCGGCGTGGGATCGCTCGGGGGCCGCCCTGTGTGCGGCCTACCACGGCGACGACGGTCGGGCCGTCCTGGTACCCGTCGACGCCCGCCCGGGGGCCGGGTGGCTCCCGGACCGCCTCGGTGAGATCTCGTCCGCCTACGAGCCAAGGGGGGTGGCCTACGACGCCCGGGGCAACATCCTCGACCTGATGGAGCGGGCCGCCCGTGACCACGACGTCGAGCTCCTCCCGATGAAGTACGGGGACTATCCCTCGGCCTGCGCCAACCTCGCCCAGCGGGTGGCCGAGGGCACCGTCACGTTCGCGGCCGTGCCGGCCCTCGTCGCCGACGCCGTGGCGGCCACCTCGGCCCCGACCGGCTCGGGCTGGGTGTGGTCGAGGAAGACGGCCACCCCGCCCACCCAACTCATCGCCGCCACGGCCGCCCTCTGGTCGCTCGAACACGACGACGGGGCCGGGGTCGCCGTCTACTAGGGAGGGTCACGATGGGACTCAGACAACTCATGCGACGAGCGAGCGGGCCGATGGTCCCGCCCGACCCCCGCGTCCTCTCGACGGTGTTCCGTGACACGACCACGGGCAAGGTCGGGCCCGGTGGCGGGTACACCTGGGGTGCCGGACCCAAGTCGTTCGTCGGTAGCAACAAGGGCCTCGACACACAGACTGTCATCGGTGGGCCCGGCGACTTCCCCGTCGGCGGGATACCGTCCACTCCGGACAACGGATTCCCCCACGCCACCCGGTGGCCGGGGTGGCCCGGCGGGTGGCAACCACCGTTCTTCGAGGCGGGTACCCTCTCGGCCGGTGGGGGACCGCAACCGTTCATGGGCGGTGCCTCCCTCGCCGGTCGGGTGTCCACTGTGTTCGCCTGCACCGACCTCATTTCGCGGTCACTGGCCACCATGGGACTCAAGGTGACCCAGGGCGGCGTACCCATCGCCCCGCCACCGTGGGTGGAGAACCCCGAGCCGGAGATCTATACGTCGCTTGTGGACGCGATGCAGTGTGCGGTCAACTCGCTCCTGCACCGGGGCGAGACGTTCATCGTCCCCACCGCCCGGTACGCCGACGGCACTGTGGCCCGGTGGGTCGTCCTCAACCCGGACTATGTCGAGGTCGAGGCGGGCGTCGGGGGCCTGCCCCTGTACTCGGTGGGGGGCCTCGACATCGCCCGGGAGGACATCCTCCACGTGAAGTACCAGACGTGGCCCGGCACGGTGCGCGGGGTCGGTCCGATGGAGGCGTGTTGGCGCAACCTCCTCTCGGCCGAGGCGATGCAACGGTGGGGCACCATGCTCGCCGTCCAGAATGGAATTCCGATCGCCGTCCTTCAGTCGGAGGCCAAGCTCACCAAGGAGCAGGCACAGGCGGTCAAGGAATCATGGGCCGAGGCGTCGGCCACGAGGGGGGCCCTCCCTGCCGTCCTCAGTGGAGGGCTGACGTTCACCCCGCTCAACCTCTCGCCGGCTGATGTGGGCCTGCTCGACCTGAGGATGTTCGATGAGCAGCGCATCGCCTCGTGCTTCGGCGTTCCACTGTGGTTGGTAGGCCTGCCGGTCAACGACGGCCTCACGTACTCCACGGTGGAGGATACGTTCGACTACTTCTGGCGCGCCACCCTGCGCCCCATCGCGTACAACCTCGCGTGTGCCCTCGGCAACTGGGCCCTTGCCCGGGGGACGTACGTGCGGTTCGCCTCGGAACAACTCGTCGAGCCGAGTGTCGCGCAACGGGCGAACATCTACTCGACCCTCATCGCGGCGGGGGTCATCACGCCGGCCGAGGCGAGGGTGATGGAACACCTGCCCCCGGCACCCATCGACGACATCGCCCTCGTCGGCGAGTACCGCAACCCGGGAGTGTGAGCCATGGCTGTCCACGTTAGACAATTCACGACCACGTTCGAGGTACGCGACGTCACCGATGATGGCGACGGACGGACGGTGTACGGCCGCATCGTCCCCTATGGAGAGGTGGCCACGTTCGTCGACCAGTACGACGGCCACAAGGTCAAGCGTGAGCGGTTCGTCCGGGGCATGCTCGGCCCTCAGGTCAACGCGTTCAACCGTGTGCTCCTCTCGTTCGAGCACGAGAACGGATTCGTGAACACAATCGGGTTCGGTCGTCAGGTGTTCGAGGAGGCGGACGGGGCCTACGGTTCGTTCCGCCTCTACAAAGCCGACGCCGACAAAGCCCGCGAGATGATTCGTGAGTCGCACAAGGGCCTCAGCGTGGAGTTCGAGCCGATGCGCTCGGCCCTCGACGACGAGGGCATCATCCTCCGGCAACGTGTCCATTTGCGACGGGTCGGCATCGTGCCCGAGGGGGCCTACCGGGGGGCGGAGGTCCTCGCGGTCCGGGAGGCCGACCACGAGGCCGAGGCGTCCGAGTCGGCCGGCCCCGAGCTCCTGGTCGGCACGCCCCACCTCGACGCGGTGCGGGCCGACCTCGCCGAGCTCCGTCGGGGGGCCCTCGACCGGCTGAGGCGGTCCCTGTGACCAGGCCCGACCGGTACGACGTCACCGTGGCCACCGGGGCGGCGTGGTCGGCCACCTACGTCCGGTACACCCCCGGGACCCCGGTGGCCGCCTCGACCATCTCAGCGGGCGACCGGGTGTATGTGGACGGGGTGCCGATGCGGGTCGCCTCGGTACGGCCCGAGGGGGTGCGGGTCGTCCTCACGTTCGGCGAGGGCCTCTACGACGACTACCGGCTCACCCTCGTCGCCGACGCCCTCGTCTCGCCGGCCGAGCCGGTGCCGATCACCGAGGCGGTGGCGGCGTGGGAGACGTTCCCCATCATCAACCCCTACACCGAGCCGGTGACGGTGGAGATACCCACCACGGTCGAGCCGGACGGGGTGACCGTGACGTTGTCCATGGACGCCGATGAGACGGCCCTCCTCGCCCCCGACGAGGGGGCCCACTCCTGGGACCTCTACGTCCGGACGGCCGACGCCGACTGGCAGCGGGCCCTGGAGGGGACGCTTACGATCGTCCGGGGCGACGCCCGCTAGCGGCGTAGCATCGTCCACAACGCACCACAAGAGACGGCCGGACCACCGCCGTCGAGGCCACCGCCCGTACGGGCCACCGCCGCGAGGCCACCCTCTCAGGACGTCGAGAACTATCCACTCTCGACCTGAAAGGCGGCGGCCATGCCTGATGCCATGCTCGCCAAGCTCAAAGAGGAACGCGACGCCAAGCTCTCGTTCATCGAGGACCTCGGCAACACGGCGGCCTCTGAGAACCGCGACCTCTCTACCAACGAACTAGAGATCATCACCCGGGCTAAGGACCGCGTTGGCGATATCGACGGGCAACTCACCGTCCTCGCTCGTGAGTCCACTCTCGACGAGGCGGCCCAGAACCGACTCGCCCAACTTGCCGGGGCCACCATCGGCGGCACGGCCGGGGCGGTCGAGTACCGGTCGGCCGGGGCCTACCTCGCCGACTACCTCACCACCATCATCGGCGAGGACGCGAGCAAGAAAGCGGCCGCCGAGGACCGTATCCGTCGGTACGTGCGGGCCGCCGCGCATATCACCACGGGCAATTTCACCGGCGTGTTCCCCGAGCCGATCGTCGGCCCGCTCATCAACCTCATCAACTCCTCGCGGCCCCTCGTCGGTGCCCTGGGGACGATCCCTATTCCGGGCGGCCCTAGCTTCCGACGGCCCCGGTTGAACGATCCGAACATCGCCACGGGCGTCGGCACTCAGACCAACCAGAAGGACGAGCTCGTATCTCAGCCGTTCACCCTGTCCTCGGACAACGTCGACCTGTCCACACTGGGCGGTTACGTCAACGTGGCCCGGCAGGTCCTCGACTGGGGCACCGCCTCGATGGACGTCATTGTCAACCAACTCGCGGCGAGGTACTCCTACGCCACCGAGCGGGCGGCCATCTCGGCCATGTCGGCGTCCACGTCACACGTGACCCTCGCCGCCGGGGCCGACGCCGAGACGACCATCGCCGCTATCTATGAGGCGGCCGGCATGGTGTTTACCCAGACGGGGGCACTGCCGACGCATATGGCCGCCGGGCCGCTGGGGTGGGCCCGCCTCGGGTCCCTGTCCTCGTCGACCGGCACCCCGACGTTCCCCTTCCTCAACCCGGTGAACGCCTCGGGTGGAGGGATGAGCGTCACCTCGTTCGCGGGCAACCCGGTCGGCCTCAACCTCGTGGTCACCCCGGGTATCACCGACGACACCTTCTGGGTCCTCAATGGACTTGGTCTCGAAATCTACGAGCAGGTCGTCGGGCAACTGTCCGTGGTGGAGCCGAGCGTCCTGGGTATTCAGGTCGCCTACGCGGGCTATGTCGGGTACTACCGACCGGCCCCCAACGGTGCTGTCCACGTCGGACCGTAAGGACGGCCATCATGGCCGTACGAGCCGATCTCGACGCCCTCAAGGCGATGGTCGACATGAAGGGCACCGCCAACGAGGCCATCCTCGCCGCCTGCCTTGAGGCGGCCGGGGCGTGGGTGTACGACCGGGTGAACCTCTCGGCCGTGCATCGCCCCGAGGTGGCCCAGGCGGTGCTCCTGCTCGCCTCGCGATTGTTCAAGCGTCGCCTCTCTCCCGAGGGTGTGGCGTCGTGGGACGACCTCGGCGTCATCCGCGTCCTCAGTCGGGACCCGGACGTCGAGCGTCTCCTCGAACAACACATTGACGCGGCGTGGGTCTGGGGGGTCGCGTGATCTCCTCGGCCCGGCGGTTCATCGCCTCGCACCTGAGCGGGGTGCCGTGGCGCGTCTACACGTTCAAGCCCGACGACATCGAGGGGCCACCGGCCATTGTGGTCGACCGGCCGACGCTGAGCCTCGACGTGCAACTCGTCACCCTCGCCGTCCCGGTGGTCATCATCGGCCGCCGGGACGGCACCGAGGAGGCACAGGTCGAGCTCGACGACGCCGTCGATGTCGTCCTCGCCGCCCTCGCGGGACCCGACCTCGCCATTGTCCGGGTCGAGCCGGCCGTGTCCACGGTCGCCGAACTCACCTACCCCGCCTACCGCGTGACCGTCACGGCCGGCGTGGTCGCATGCATGGGAGACACACAATGACCGCACCCACTATCTCGCCGCTGTTCGTGCGGTGGGTCAAGCTAGAGGTCGAGGACGCCCAGGGCGTCACGCACACGTTCGAGTGTTCCGTCACTCAGGCGGGCCTCACGTCGACCGGCGGCGACGCCGTCTCGCTCAACACCCTGTGTCCATCGGGGACGTTCTCCGAGCCGACCGAGCGGGTGTGGAACTTCTCGTTGACCGGCGTACAGGACGTCGAGTCGGCCGACTCGTTGCAACTATTCCTCCTCGAACACGATGGCGAGGAGGCCACGTTCCTCTACTACCCCAAGACGGATAAGAACGGGGTACCGCTGGGCCGGGGGTTCACCGGCACCGTGACCCTCGCCCCGCCGGACAACGTCGGCAACACGACCTCCGGGTCGTTCGCCACGTTCACCGCGACGCTCCCCCTCAAGGGCAAGTACGCCATGGTGGACGAGGTCGGCAACGTCCTGCCCAACAAGGCGGCCACTAAGCCGGGCGACGTGTTCCCCGCCGAGCCGACCGTCACCGCGTCAGACGCCACGAACGCCGCCAAGCTCGCGGGCCTGGGCTACGTCGCCGCGAGCGGGGCCACCGCGTGGACGACCGGACAGAAGATGACGGTGGGTACGTACGACTTCAACTGGTCCGGCCTCGCCTGGGCCGCCGGTACCCATGCCCTCGCCACGAGCAAGGCATCGTCATGAGCCGGCGGTTCCACCTCGAACGGGACGAGGACATCAGCGGCGTATCCGGTACTGGTGACGTCGCCGAGGGCGTCGAGTTCGACGACGGCGTGACCGTCATCCGGTGGCGGGGCCCCGACCGGTCAACCGTGGTATGGGACGGCATGGAGGCGGCCCGTCGCGTCCACGGCCACGACGGTCGGACCCGGTTCGAGTACGACGACTAGCCCGACGGGGGCCCTCCCGGGTGACCGGGCGGACAGTTCGGGACGGCCCCCGTCACCGCCCACATAGGAGTGACCATGCGACAGTCCTTCGTTTGCGAGATGGACGACGGCACCCTCGTCCAGATTGAGGCCGACGCCCGCGACATTCGGGCATGGGAGGCCGAACACGACCGGTCGTGGTTCACCACGCCGACCTCGTTCACCACGCTCGCCCAACTCGCCTACATCGCCGGCCGGCGCACCGGGACGCTCAACGGGGCCTATCCGTCCTATCAGGAGTTCGACGCCCACTGTGTCGACGCGAGGGGTCGTACCGCACCCGTGGTCGACCGCCCTACCCGAGCGGGTCGTACGGCCGTCTCCTCGTCGCCCTCGCCCGCCGACTCGGTGTCCTCCCCTCGGCCCTCGAACAGGAGGGCCCGCAAGTGATCGCCACCTATCTCGACCTCCTCGCCCCGACCCCGGTGGTCGAGGAGACGTGGCCCGAGGAGGTGAGGGCATGAGCGCTTCCATCGAGGTCCTCGGCCTCGACCCCCTCACCCGCCGGGTGTCCCTGTGGCCCAGGGAGATTGACGACGCCGTGGCCGACGAGATACGCGACATCGTCGAGCCGATGGCCACCCATATGAAGAGCCGGGCCTCGGCCGTGGGCGGAGCGTGCCGCATCGTGGGGCCGACGGTGGCGGTGAGTACCACCTCGACCGGCATGGCCGTCACCGTGGGCCTCAGCGGGCTAGCGGCCGTCCTCAGCAAGGGGGCCGAGTATGGCGGCCGTCGTCGGGGCAAGCGTTCGTACGTCACCCGCTCGCGGAAGGGTCACGGGTACCTCGTGCGGCGACGTACCACGCAACAGTTCAAGCCCTTCCTCGGCACCCGGGGGTATTTCTTCTGGCCCACCGCCCGCACCGACCTCAAGGGCATCAACCAACGGGTCGGGGCCCTCCTGAGGGAGGTTGCCGATGGCACGCGGTGACGACCTCGTCCTCAAGGTGTCGGCCGACACCTCGACCGTGGCAGCGGGCCTCAAACCGATGACCACCGCCCTCGACGCCATCGAGGCCGAGGCCACCTCAGCCACCAAGGGCCTCGAACGTCTCGAGGCCGAGGTGGACGACCTCGGTCACAAGCGGGTCGATATCGACGTGAGGCAGGAGGCTATCGACAAGGCGCGGGCCCGGGTGGACGCCCTCCGGGACGAGATAGCCGAGGGCATCGTCCTCGACGTCGACACCCGGGCCGCCCAGCGAGAGCTCTCCACATTGGAGAGGACCATCAAGACGGTCCTCGCGTTCCCTCCCGCCGAGGTCAATGTCGACACCGAGCGGGCCGAGGCGAACGTCGAGGAGCTCGACGCCGACCTCAAGGGTCTGCACGACCGCAAGGTCGAGGTCAACGTCGACGTCAACAAGGAGGGCGTGAAGGGCGTCGAGGCCCTCCGTGAGGGCGTACGCGAGACGTCCACCTCGGTCACCCAGTTGGGCACCGGCCTCACCGGCATGAGCATCCTCGCCCTCGCCGCCATCCCTGCCCTCGCCGACCTCAACGAGACGCTCGACGACATGAAGACGCGCAACGCCGAGGCGGGCCGTGAGTCCGGACGGTTGCTGAGGTCGACGTCGGCGGTCACCTCGTTCATCGGTGGCCCGTGGGGCCTCGCCCTCGTGGCCGGGGCCTCGCTCCTCGCGGCGTTCGCATCCAAACAGGACGAGGCCGAGGAGGCTACCAAACAGTTCCGGGAGGCCCTCGACCTGCAAGCCGGGGCGTTCGACCGCAACAACCGGGCCCTCGTCGTCAAGCAACTACAGGAGGCCGGGGCCCTCGACGTGGCCGAGAAGTTCGGCGTCAATATCGATGAGTTGGTGACCCGCATCCTGCAACAGAAGGACGCCACCGACCTCCTCGCCCAGTCGTCGACGTTCGCTTCGGCGCAACAGGACCTTTTCCACGACAAGAACACCGACGCGGCCGATTCGGTGTCCACTCTCGTCAACGCCATCGGCACGACGACAACCGAGGTCGGGAAGGCTGAGTATTCGCAACTCCAGTTGGGTCGAGCGCTCCTCTCGGTGAACGATGCCACCGATGCCCAGGGTGCCGCGATGAATCAGACGACCGGCGTGTGGCAACACTTCAACACCGAGCTCGATGCGGCACAGTCCAATCTCGACGCCCTCGTCAATTCCCTCGACGGACTCAACGCCGCCCTCGGTGACACCCGGGCCGCACAGGCGGCACAGGCCAGGACTACTGAGGACCTCAACAAGGCCCTCAAAGAGAACAAGCACACCCTCGACCTCGCCACCGACGCGGGTCGCACCAACGACGCCCTCATCCGGGAGCAGGCCGCGAACATCGTCAAGGTGCGTGACGCCCGCCTCAAGGACGCGGCCGCGTCGGGAGAGTCCACCGACGACATCATCGCCGACTACGGCAAGCAACGTAAGAGCCTCGATGACACGGCCACCAAGCTCGGGGGTAATACGAAGTTCGCACAGGACTACGTGGATACCCTCCTCGCCACCCCCGAGGACATCGAGTCACAGGTCAAGGTGACGGGCATCAACGCCGCCGAGTCGGCGATCAACCACGTGGCCCGGGACCGCGAGGCCGCCATCGATGTCGAGGTCAACCTCAACACCAATTACGCCCGGTTCAACCGTCTACCCAAGAGGGTGCAGGACGCTATCTCGGGCAACGGCAGTATCAACCTCAACGTCAACGCCGCCTCGTCGGCCCCGGTCGCCCCGGCCCCCTCGGTCGTTCCGTCGGTGTTCCTCTCGCCCCGCCTCTACCTCGACTCGCGTCCCATCCGGGCGGCCCTGAAGGGCGATGTCGAGTCGGTCGTGTCGTCCACTGTGGCCGCCACGAGCCACCGAGGGAGGTTGTGACCATGGCCGTCGCCATCACCGTCGCTCCGGCCACCTCGATGAGCGAGGCGAACGTCGTCACCGTGACCGGCCTCGCGGGTGTCGACGTCATCACCCTCCGACGGTTCGACGAGGGCGACGAAGGGGTGACGAACATACCCGGGTCGTTCGTGGTCGACGCCACCGAGACGGTTCTCTACGCCGACTACATGTACCCCCTCGACCGGGCCACGACGTACTACGTGTACGACTCGACCGGCACCGTCCTCCTCGCCACCTCGGCCACCGTGCCGGCCGTGTCGAGCGGAGGCACACCGTGGATACGCGACGTCGTGTTCCCCGGGCTGAGGTACGCCTCGGTGCGGGTCATCGACGTCACGGGCCGGGTGCGGGCGGGCCGGGTCACCCCGTACTACATCATCGGCCAGTCGATGGCCGTCACGGCCGGTGACGTACGGTCCGGGTCGACCGGGCAGATCCACTTCCTGTGCTACTCCCACGCCGAGCGGGACACCGTCCTCTATGCCCTCTCGACCGGCAACCCCGTCTCGCTCCGGGTGCCGAGCGAGTGTCGGGTCATCCTCGACGAGATGGTATTCACTCCTCTCGACGTGAGTGAGTCACGGTTCGCCTCGTCCGGCTCGTGTGTGCTCACAGTGGACTTTGTCGAGGTCGACCTCAGCGAGGTGGCCACGTTCCGGCCCGTCACGTATGGGGTGCAGACCCAGAACGCCGCCGCGACGAGCCTCCTCTACGGTGGCCTCCCGCCGGGCGTGCCGGCCCCGAGTGGACTGTCCCTCAACTTCCTCGGCGAGACATACAACGACATGTACCTCTCACCGACCGGCATCGAGCCATGAGGACCCCGGTCAACCCTCTCCCCGCTGCCGGACACAAGGTGTCCTCGGTGGCCGTGGCGTTCAAGGTCGAGGCGTACGAGACGCAACCGGTCAACGCCTCGGCCGCATCCATCGGCCGCCTCGACACCGTCACCGCCTCGCTCACCGACGACGCCTCGCAACCGGTGCCCCGGAGTATGACCGTCAACATCGGTCGTCTCCCGACGTGGCTGAGGGCCGGTATGTGGATACGTGGCACGGTCGGTATTCAGACGGTGCAACCCATCATCTACCGCATGCCCGTCCTCATCGTCACCGACGTGAGCGAGGACCTCAGCGGGCAGGGTGGGGCCATCGTCACTGCGAGGGACCCGGGCGAGGTCCTCAACGGGCGTCCCTACGTTGCCGACACGATCCTCACGGGCACCCTCAGGGGCCTCGTGGCGGCCGCGTGTGCCAACGCCCTCACCCAGAGGACTACCGACGTCTCGACGGTCCCTGCGGTGCCTGTGCCGGCCGGCACGGTGGCCGAGTTCGGGGCCGGCTCGTGGGACGTGTGCCTCAAGACGGGCGACGCCCTCGGGTACGCCCTGAGGTTCATCGACGAGGGCGACGTGACGGCCGTCGACCGCAATGCCGACCCGCCCTCACCCTCGGCCGTGGTCGAACGTCGGCTCACTGAGGGCGGCACCGCTCACCACGTGCGGACGCCGACCGAGGCCCGCGTCCTCGTCACCCGGGGCAGTGACACTATCGGCCTCGTCGGCGTCGCGGTGTGGGGCGACGTTATGAGCGAGCCTCTCCCGCCGTGGTACCTGCCCTACGTCATCACCGACCGGGTCGAGGGCGACGTCACCACGACCCAGGCACAGGCGAACGCCCTCGCCAAGCAACTCCTCAGGTCGAGATTGTCCGAGCTCGACACGTGGACCTCGATGCCCATCCTCCCGGCCCCGTGGTTGGAGGCGGGGACCGACGTGGTGACGTTCTACGGTCGCCCGTACTCGGTGCGGGCCGTTGAGTTCGAGTTCCCCTCCCTCGCCACGGCCGTCACCCTCCGGGCGGTGGCCCTGTGACCCGACCGGAGGACGTCTACCCGTACGCCCGCAACGAGCGGGCCGTCATCATGCGCACAGGCACCGTCATCGCCGTGCATGCGTCCACACTCGACGTTATGCTCCCGGGCGGCCCGATGGACGGGGTGCCTCTGGGTGGGTTCACCGCCACCGTCGGTGCCACGGTTACGGTCCTCCTCGACCGGGACAGTGTGATAGCTATCGGCCTCGTGGGTACGTCGGCGGGAGGCGGTGACGGGCCTCCCGGCCCAGAGGGTCCACAGGGCCCCGCTGGGGCGACCGGGTCACAGGGGCCGCCCGGGGCGACGGGTCCGCAAGGGCCACAGGGGACACCGGGGCCTACGGGCAACACCGGCCCGCAAGGGCCCGCCGGGGCCACGGGTGCGCAGGGCCCCAAGGGTGACCCCGGTGTGCAGGGTGCCCAGGG